TCAATCATGCGTGGACTCAACGAGCCCCTGAGAGGCAAAAAAGCGCATTACGTCGCAATAGCGATACTGCTCACCACCTTTCCCCGGGTTCGTGCCTGGGGCTGGTGCAGGGAAGGGGGTTCCGCTCTGCTCCCAGTCGCGGCGCTTCCTCCAGAAAGTGGTCCGTGAAATTCCTCCCAGCATGGCCTGCACCGTTTCACGGTTAATGATGGCCGGCTGAATAGTAATGTTTGTGTTCTGCATCTACTTGTACCCCTTCTGGTGCTTGCCGCGTAATTCCTCTTCCTCCTGGCAATCAGCGCAGCGCTGACAGCCCGGCACCGCTTCCCGCCGTTTTGGTTTGATCTCTTCCCCGCAATCACAGCAGTGAGTAGCTGAAACAGCGTTATGGTTGATGCGCATGTTCTGGATGGTCAGCTCCAGCCGGCGCTCGGCCAGCTCGTTGGCCTGATCGATGATTTCTGCGCTCATGCTGCACCGCCTTCAACGCGCTTGAACTCGATAACCCAAACCCATGGGTTAGCCTTCCAGTTGTCAGCGCCGTAGATTGATTCCCATAGCAGTTGAAACGCTCGTACAGGATGTTGCGCATTTACGACGCCAGGAATGCCGAAATCAGCGTGTGAACATGTCGTCAGATTCTGGATTCCTTCTCGCATAGCATCGACATCGTGTATTGAGTTAAGACGCTCAACGCGCACGTCGGTGATTTCCAGCGTTATCCGACTGGCCCAGCGCGGCATGTGGATGGATGGGCGAAGCTTTCCGGCGCCAGAAACTTTTGGAGGGGTTTCGAATCCTGTCCATCCATCACTGAAAGTGCCTGTGAACTCGTAGAAGGTCGGCGCCCATGGTTTTCTGTATCCTGTTGCCACAGCCATTTCACCAACACCAGTTGGGCTAACATCGTCTAACGATGCCGGGAAACGATAAGCCTCGCGCACCCAGATGCGGTCTCCTGGCTTGCCAAATGCGCTATTCAGATAGTTCCCTGCCGACAGCTCCCCGGCTAATTCATTGCCAGCCAGCTCACATCCAAGGTTTTTGTCTAATACCGGAAACCTAACCGGGCGCCGTGTCTGCGTCTTCCGGTCGTCGAGCAGCGCCCGCACCATCTCTCCGTTAAAAATCATTCCGCGTTCTTTCATGCAGCACCGCCTTGCCCGCCGACTAAAAATGAGCAGTCTTTTTTGTGCTCGTTACAAGACCAGACCACTTCGTCATCACCACGGAAAACATTTACTTCAACCGTGGTTTTAAACTTCGCAACCGCACCACATTTGCATTTGGCAGAGGTGTTTTTGCTTTTGGCGGCAACACTGCCGACTCTTGGGTACTTGCTCATGATTCCACTCCATACCGCCCATTCATGCGGCCAATGCTGCTAACGAATGCCGTAAGGCTTATGCCCATTGGCTTTATCTTTTCGTGATGCTTTTTGAGGATCGGCGGCACCACGTCATTCCATTTAGGTTTTGGTTTAGCTTTCAGAGCCCGGCGTATTTCCTCTGCGCATTGGCGGCCTTGGTTACGCATAACGTTTTCGATTTCTGGAGTCATGCTGCCTCCGTCTTCACAACGTCGATGGCGCAGCCGGGGATCAGCTCAACTGAAGCGGTAGCGCACTGGTTTCCCCAGTGGCTCCAGCCTGGCGCCGCGCTGCGGCTAAATAGCTCAATGCGCGGCACATCACCGTAAAGCATCTCCAGCCGGTGGCGCACTTCCCACGGTTTCTCGCTGTGCGCGCCGAGAGGGCTGTAGACCACCTGTTTAATGCCGGCGTGCTTGCGCTCCAGCCCGGCGCCGCGGGTGGCGATCAGTACGTCTTCGGTATTGGCGCGGGTATGATTGCCGCCGTTCATGCGCGTCTCAGCATTCAGTAGAGCGAGGAAGTCGTAAAAGTCGGCGACCTCTCCCTCTTCCAGAGCCTTGTTAATGCGCAGCTCGGCCAGCTGATTCAACTTCACCCAGGTAAAGCCCTTCATCGTGCGAACGGTAAAACCCCAGGCCTCAGCCAGCTCGATCGCCTCTTGGTTGTGGGTGCCGGTGTACCACATCGCCAACACAGCGTTATCCGCGGCGAGCTCCCATACCGGGAGCCGCTTCATATCGAGAAGGCTCATGGTGGGGTAGTGATCGGCAGCGGCGCCGTTGCTGATCGTATTGCCGTAAGCCCATGGCGGATCCGCATAGATAAGTGAGTACCGGTTCATAGGACTGACTCCATTTCGTCAATATAGAGGCCCTTGGCAATGAGGCGGCTACGGCGTGCTGCACGTTCAATGCACTCCTGTCGTCTACCTTCCTGCGATTGCTCTATGGCGCGCCGGGTGAACAGCCGCGATTTACCTTGCGGCGTTACAACCTTCGGTTTCGTCACGAGGCTAAATGTCCGGTCACAGATGCCGTCCTTGTTGATCCATTTTTCCGTCTCAACGATCTGAGCTATCTGCCCGGAGCCGCGGGTAATGCCATTGGCCACCCGGTTAAACTCGATGAGAGTTACACCGAATTTCTCAGCAATTTCGCTACCGGTGACCGGGCGGCCGCGCGTCTGAATCATCCAGATAACGCGCTCACGGAGGCCGGAGAATTGCCCTGTTCGCCCGGGCCGACGGTAGAAGGGTGTGCGTTTCATTTCCACTGCTCCCCGAACGTGAATCCGATCTCCGCCAGCGCCTCGTCCATCTTCTCGATGAACTCCGGCACCATTTCGTTGAAGTCGGACATATATTTGTCGTCGCGCTCAACAACCACGTGGTGAATGCCTTCTCGCTTCATGCGAGGGTCATAATTCGCGAAGTACCAGGCGTCCTTACCAGTTACCCACATGCTGAATTGAACCTGTGCCATGTAGGCAGATTTGATAGCCTCGAATCCGCCAAGCCGGAATTTCATGAAGTCGCGAGAAGTGAAAGGGCACTTCAGCTCAAGGCCACGGCCATCACTGCACAGGCCGTCAGGAGAGCAGGCAGTGCGCATGCTCTCGTCACTGAACAGGATCGGCGACTCGGTGACCTGCACGTCAGTGGTGAACTCAAACAGGGTGCGAGCGTCGTCCTCGTACTGTTTCCCCCACGCCAGAGCCTTGGCGTTAACTTCCGGCGCTGCGCCGGTGCAAACTTCTGCGAGTAGCGTGTGGAAATAGGACATTTTCATGTCAGTCCACTTTGTGCCCGATCTCGGTTTTGAAATGACGTTGTGAACTTCTGAGGCGGTTATGACGCCGAGACGCAAGCGGTGCCAGACTTCATCGCCCTGCTCAACGCGGGTAACGTCAATGCCAGTGCGTGCAAAGATAATTTCTGGTGTCATGCTGCCACCTGCGCTTTTTTCTGGAGGAAGCTAAAGCCTTTCTGCGCTTCTTCTTCGGTGAGCTGTGATGCCTGGAAAATGTCACGCTTGAAGATGTTGCTGCACAGAGGCAGGAAGTCCTGATCCCAGTCCTTATTCAGGGACGTCAGGAGGTCGGTAATTGCCTGCAGCGTTTCCTCACTGGCCACCAGGGGGAGCGCTTCTGTACTGCTGCGCGGCGTTACGTCACGCGCATCCACTTCCAGCGTTTTACCTTCCATCTCTTCGGCGGTGGGCTGCTGTCCAATTTCAGGCCACGCCTTACGCAGAGCCTGAGCCTCAGCACACTTCGCCAGCTGGCCATAAGGGCGCTTTTTCCACATTGCGTTTGGCGCGGTAGTGTCGCGGCCGGCGGTGGCATAGTTCTCAACCCAGTATTCTTTCGCGCTGAATTCGACGATCTCCCCGCTCGGCATGCGCTTGCTGACCGTGTACTTGCACCATTGAGGTACGGTCACTTCAATACCGGTAAGCGTCAGAGTTACGTCGGGACCGAATTCTGGTTCCCGCGCCCCGGCATAATCACCGGAACGGTCTGCCTGAATGCGGTAAAGCCCGATGCCCGGCATGACCACGTCACGAAAATCGCCTTTACCTGTTTTCGAATCCTTGACGTACATCGGAACGAGATGAACAGGTTTAAGCAACGGGTCCAGCTGGCGGGCCCGGCAGTAGTCCAGCGCCATCATCACCGATTCATCCTTGGCGCCAGGGTAAATACTGTTTTTGAGGGCGCTCCAGGTAGCACCGTCAATGCCTCGCTCAGCAAGAGAGCTGGCTGTAATCACAAGTTCGTTAGCCATTGCTATTCCCCAAAGTTAAAACGGGCAGCCGGTGCGGTGATCCCAGTCGTATTCCGCCAGGGCGTAAGCTATAGCTGTACGTAAATCGTTATAAATCTCGCCAGCGGCATCGCTGCGAAGCCCTTCGTAAGGCAGAGGGCCGGTTTGAAAAGACAGATAGAACAGTTGAAGCAGATCTCCTGGCGTCGCGTTGATAATTTCCTGCGCCCGATCGTCAATCCACTTTTGCTTTTCTTCAGTGAGCGTCTGCTTAGCCCACTTACGCTCTTCGATCACGTCATATGCGCGGTATGCGTTCAT